TATCTCCGTTGCCCGGACCCTCTGCGTGGACGACGATAGCGACCGCGACATCCTGAATTCGCTCATTCAGATTGCCCGCGACGCCAGCGATGGACTTAATCGCCTTGTCAATCGCAGCTAGTCCGACGATATTTGCTGGTTTACGCATTTGATAGTCTCCTTTGGTTGTCCAATCGGCGGAATGCCGTTGGTTATCCGCGCCAAGAGCGCCGGATTGCGGGTCTAAAGTCTTTCGACCCAGACGTGGTTGTTATAAAGCTGCATCGCTTTCTTAAAAGCGTGGCTGTGGTTGTTCGCCATGATAATACCAACGCGGACTTGTCGCCCATCACGGTACTGCATTACCGCATAGCGATGAGTTAATGCTAGAGTCTCCATTGTTCGTTCCTTACGCTTAATTGAGTAGGACGGTCTAGCATAGGAGGGGGGAGTTGGGGCATATGCTAGGCCGCCCAACACAATTAAGTGCGCCGCTTTACGTAGTGCGAGTTACAAGGCAATTAAGCCTAGGCGCATTACTGCGGCTTTGCTCGGGTTCCTGTAGGATTAACCTATATCGCAAGCTTTCGGCGTCTTTCTCACGCGATAGTCGCTTGCTTTACCGGGGCATTCGCCCGCGAGCGTATCTGCTAGCTTGAGGGTTACGGCACGACCCGTCCATTTACATCCAGCCGCTCGTTGATTGGAACATCTCACACATCAGAAGGCTAAGAAAGTCTCCCTGCGAATTACGGATGCCCGCTCGGCATGGCTCCTTGCTATCCGGCTTCACCCAAAGGGGTTCCACCGCTTTCCGTGCGCCTCTGACTGCGCCGTGGCCGCTCTCGCTACCGTTGTCTCGTGTCGTGAGACCACGCGCCAGACGGTTTAGCCCCACAGGGTTGGAGCCGTCTAGATTGAAGGCACTTAGGGGATAGGGAAGCCGCCGTCAAGACGGCTCCCACCCGTTACTTTGCCGGACCCTTGCTGAACCGGAGGGGTCGCGTAAATCCTAGGGCATTAGGTGCGCCCGAATAAATCGAGCTTACCAAGCCGGAGGGTGAACGCCTCCCGCGATACGGTTGGGAAAGGTTGGCTTTGGCTTTGGCACTCTGTAGGACATGCAGCGCACGCCGGTTGAGTATCTCCGCCTTGGCGTCTTTCCTAGACCTAGCGAGTTTCCTGCGCTGATGCCTAGTCATATGTAGTCCAATCCTGTGAAGGCGGGCAGCACAAGGCAACCCTAGGACGATGTATGCCGCTGGACGACCTAGAAGGCCACCCCTCAAAGGAGCCGTTGCGTTCCAGTGACAGGACACAAACTAGCGATTGCCGGGGAGGTTCATATCCGTAGGATTACGTAGAAAGATTACCCATATCCTTCGTTAGTAGTCTCGCCTTCGTATGGTCTCGGTTTGTTCCCGAGTTGTTCACTAGCAATGGTCGAATGTTCCTCAATCGTTCACGAGATGTTCGCCCCGTCACACGCGCGGGAGTTCCTTTCCACCGTGCGTCATGGTCACGCTATTGAGAAGCATTATCAGTTCCTTAGTGTCAAGTCTCCTTTACATCAGCTTGTTGAGAGTGATTATCAATAGCATGAGGAGCCGGAATGACATGAGATAACATCACAGGAGAGCCTACCGGGTGGATGGGGGAGGGGTGAAATCGGTATTGCTGCTGTCGTCAAAAGGACTACCTCACGGACGAATATAAAAAATAGAAATCTAGAATGTCCCCCTACAACATACAAAAAAACTCTTGACAAGCACACCGATCCGGCACACTTAACAAGAGTTCTAAGTTCTATTTAATAGATAATAATTTTTAAACGAGTTCCCCCACTCCCCTCCTTCGGCCTACGGCCTCAGTCGGGCAGTACCCCCAAGCAATACATTAGAGCATTTACCCTCGGCGGCAACTGTTACCAGTATTATACCATAAAACAGTGATCTTGTCAAGAAAAATCGTACATACATAAAAATAATTCACTCAAACTAAGATTTCTCTTGACTTTCATCACAGAATATGGTATAATACGTAGTATGAAGGGTAAGACTCTTATTCAATCGGAGACTTGGGGAGGCACACGTCATGCCTAAGTCGAAGACTACATTACCAAATACCCCAGGACGTCAGGCAGCCCAGGCTCGTTATAACAGCAAGCCCGAGCAAATCAAACGTCGTGAGCAGCGAAACAAAGCCCGAAGGATCGAGATGAAGAAGGGAGCTGTCTCTAAAGGAGACGGCAAGGACGTCGATCACGTCAACGGAAACACAAGCAACGAATCGCCTTCTAATCTCCGTATTCTCTCCGAATCCATAAACAGACACTATAACAGACGTTCGTCTAAGACAAAAGCTCCAAGGAAACTTTAATTGGGTAGACCTAAAATCCGTACCGAACCCACCAAGAGCAAATCTCGTGATGCAATAAAGCCGACTGTCTCGGCGGCTCTCGATGCGGGAAACATCCAGGAGGTGATCGACAATCTTACAGTAAGGCAGCGGAGATTTGCTGAAGAGTATCTGGTGGACTTCAACGGCTCCGCAGCCGTCCTACGTGCAGGATATAACACTAAGTACCCCGCCCGGCTTGCAGTCGAAATGCTCAAGCATCCAGGGATTAAAGCCGCGATTGATTCGATTACACTAGCCAGGGCAGACGAATCCCTAATCAAACCAGAATACGTAATGAACAAGCTTCATAAGACTATCGAAGCAGCCGAGAAAGAAGGAGATCACAAGGCCGTCCTACGAGGATGCGAGATCATGGCACGGGCTCTCGGCATGTTCATTGAAAGGAAAGAAATCAGTGGACCCAACGGAGACGCAATCAAGTACGAGCAAGTCCGAGAAGCAGCAGATGCTTTCACCAGCGCAATTAATGGCCTCATTGAGCGTGGAAGAGAGGACGGCTCTTTTGTCATCGTTGGACCCGAATGTTAAAGCAGAGTTAAAGTTTCATTGGCCGTTCTGGGCTCGGCCTAATCAAATAGAACCGGAAGGTTCTTGGTGGACGACTTGGTTGATTCTTGCTGGTCGTGGATTCGGTAAGACAAGAGTCGGTGCAGAGACTATTCGTAGCTGGGTTTGTGGCCCGACTCCGCTCGCTAAAGGAAAGTACTCACGCATCGCTCTTGTCGCCGAGACGGCAGCCGACGGCAGAGACGTCATGGTACAAGGTGAATCCGGCCTTCTAGCAGTCTCACCTAAAGACTTCATGCCCATCTATGAGAAGACTAACCGCTGTATTACATGGCCTAACGGCGCACAGGCTTGGTTATATAACGCTACCGAACCCGATCAGCTCCGTGGTCCCCAACATGACGCCGCCTGGATCGACGAGCTCGCTAAGTTCAAATACATGCAAGAGACGTGGGATCAGCTTCAGTTCGGTCTCCGTCTCGGTTCCCACCCTCGGCAGATAGTCACTACGACGCCAAGACCTCTGCCACTCATCAAGAAACTGATGAATGACAAAGATACTGTGGTTACTAGAGGGCGGACTTACGACAACGCTGCTAATCTGGCTGCTCCGTTTCTTCGTCAGATTGAAGATCGCTACGGCGGGACTCGTCTGGGACGGCAAGAACTCGAAGGCGAACTTCTCGAAGATATTCCAGGTGCTCTCTGGAACAGGACAAACATCGACAACAACCGACGACCCCACGCCCCGAAAGAACTCGACAGAATCATCGTAGCAGTCGATCCGGCGACCTCTTCAAATGAAGGCTCAGATGAAACAGGAATTGTCTGTGTTGGAATGGCCCGAGACCTTGACGGCTACAATCGAGGATACGTCCTCGCTGATCGTAGTCTTAGAGGCCCTCCTGACGATTGGGCAAAAGCTGCTGTCGCCCTTTATCGTGAATTCGAGGCAGATCGAATTGTCGCTGAAAAGAATCAGGGAGGGGACATGGTCGAATCCGTTATCCGAGCCGTTGATCGAAACGTCCCTGTCTCCTTGGTACACGCGTCTCGGGGAAAACTTATTCGGGCTGAACCTGTCTCCGCCTTATATGAACAAAACAGAGTCCACCACATCGGACGATTCGACAATCTAGAAGACCAGATGTGTACATTCAATTCGGACTTCGACCGAAAGAACGGATCACCAGATAGAATGGATGCCCTCGTCTGGGGGCTGTCTTTCCTGTTTGAGAAGATGACGGGACGTCGAAAGAAGAAAGAAGACGAAGACCAGTACGAATTAAAGGACGTAGTCTACCAAGACCGAAGGATTTATGAAGATACGAGCTGGATGGCTTGATGCCAAAGATTCTAGAACGTCTCGTCTCACAGTTAAAAGCTAAAGGTCATAGCGACCAAGCAGCCCATGCAATCGCAACGAGCGCACTCAAACGTTACGGCGAACTCGATGCACACGGTAACGCCACCCTAAAAGGAATACGACGCGGGAATATGACACCAGCACAAAGAGCCAAGGATAGGGCGGCAAAACGAAGTGGGCGTAAACCAACAGATTATACTTATAACGTTCGGACTAATCGGGCTACTCTTACTAGGAGCAATCGTGGCAACAATCGTAGGCCGTAAAAAGAAGGGGGCGACGCTCCCTATTGTTATCTCTACGAGTCCTCGTGGCAATAATCCCCAGTGTATTGTCTTACCAATAGTAACTGGAACGGCGACAATAGGAAGTACAGTCACCGTGTCTCAAGGGACATGGTTAAACAATCCGGGGACGTTCTACTATCAATGGCAACGGAATTTATCAGATATTCCGGGTGCCGTTTTTACTAATTACGTCCTGCAAAGTGCTGATCTCAATCAGTCGATAACTTGCCTAGTAACCGCTTGGAATATCAACGGTAACGGTATTGCAAGGACTGTACCTTTCATTCCGATTGCAGGCGGAGGTTCTGCCGCCATACTCACTCTCCCAACTTCATCTGCTACGAGTTCATCAACTGCAACACTTGGAGTAACGACCGACACCGGAACTGGAACACTATATTGGGTGGTTTCCACAGTTTCCACAGTCCCTTCAGCAGTGCAGATCATCGCTGGTAATGACTCGACTGGTTCGGCTGCGGCGAAAGCCGGGTTCCAGTCAGTCAGCGCCACAGGTGCTCAATCCGTTGCGGCAACGGGACTGTCGGCGACGACTACCTATTTCGCTTTTTTCGTCCAAGTCAGCGGTCTCAATTCCAATGTCGTCGGCTCGGCATCGTTCACGACCGCAAGCATGGCAGCGCCGACGCTCGCTATTCAATCGGCATTGGGGGCCGCCCCACTCACTCTCGAATGGTCCGATACCGACTACATCGCGGGCGACTATGCTCAGCTCGAAATCGACCAGACCAGCAGCGCGTTTAGCCACATTACCCAGAACATCATCTTCTTCATCGACGGCGCAAGCTGGGCTCTCAACGACGAGGCGATTGGACTCGTCACTCCGTCCGGCACCTATTGGGCCCGCATCCGCGTCTGCCGTGAGAATGAGAGCGGGACTCTGGTTACTGGCCTCGACCCGCTTGGAAATGCGCTCAGCTTCAATGCCGATGTGTCATCATGGTCGAACGTCGTTAATGACACGATCAGCGCCTCCGTTGCCGCCCTCAACACCACGACCGGCACGGGCAAGAGCAGCCTTATCACCGTCAGCGGCACTCCCGCACTAACCTTCGCGGGAGCCAACGGAAACGGAAATACCGCAGTACGAACAACCGTTCAGCAGGCATCGAACAAGGCCCAGTTCGAGGTCACATTCGTTAGCGGAACAGCGTCCACTTGCGACTTCGGTGTCGGCATCGACAACGGCACGGACAATCTCAATACGGGCGGTGTTTACCCCGGATACAGCACCAATAACGGCATTGAGGTAGAGTTCTTAAACGCCGGTCAAATCAGCGTTAACTGGAACTCGCGAGCCAATCAGGTAATCCTCATCAACACGGCCGGCACAATCGCCGTCGGGGACATTTTTACCATCGTCTACGACAAGGGGAACAACACCCTGGAGGTGTGGCGCACCCGTTCTGGAACGACAACCCAGATGGGAACGACGCAGAGCGGACTTCCGGCGCTGACCAGTCAGTTCGCATTCGGCGGAACGCACAACCAGACCGATACCTGCACATTTAACTTCGGCGGCTCGGCCTACGCCAAGACCCCCGGAACAGGAGTAGCCACAATATGGGCCTAAAACGCATCATCGCGGCATTCGTCGCGCTAGCTCATCTCAACTTCGCCTTCGCGGCGGTCGCGCAGACCTTCCCTAAGCCGCCCGATGTTGCTGCGTATTCTCCTGTCACTCCGCTCTACAAAACGGACGGGACGGCAAACACCCCCATTGATCCCGCTGTAACGCCAATGCCAATCGGATTGGGCCTGACCAACATCCCGATCCCGTCGCAGACCAACAGAATCATCGTCGGCAGCGATATAACGCCTTCCACCTTCACCGCCTCGATCTCGGGGACGGTGATGACAGTCACGGCTTTCGGAAGCGGCAAGGCAATTGCAGTCAACGATGTGATTGGAGGCTCTGGCCTGGCGGCCGGCACTAGCGTTTCTTCGCTCGGCACCGGAACCGGCGGAACGGGGACTTACAACCTCAACATCTCTCAGACGGTAGGCTCCGAGGCAATGAACGCCTCGAATTTCAACTTCTGCCTGACGACCCTCAACAACGGCAATTTCAATTGCCAAGAGGCGAAGTTCCGCACCGAGGCGGACTTTTCCCACATGCTGCCCGACGATCCAATCAGGAACTACGGGCAACCGGGACAGAGCCATCTTCACTGCTTCTTCGGCAACGGCTCGACCAACGCCAATTCGACTTACAAGAGCCTTCGGGCCCATGGTCTCAACAGCACGGCGGCCGGGACGGACGCCAACGCGACCGCTTACTGGTATCCATGCGTCGAAGTCCTCAACCCTTACGGAGACGGCAAGAACTTCGCGATCAAGGCCGATTTAATCACCATCTATTACACCGGCGACCCCGCTCAGATGCAGCTCGGTGCCTACATCCCTATCGGGCTCCGTTACGTCTTCGGTTTCGACATGGACGCCGCCTCGACCGCCTACGGAACGGGCGGTCAGTATGCGTGGCTACAAACGGCCTTGAATTCAGCCAATACCGCCTCCGGCCACACTCGCTACCAGTTGACCAGTCCAAGCACAGGTCTCATGTCAACCTCGGGACGGTGGATTTGCACCGGAGCTACGCCGGTTGCCGGAGCAGATACGCATTTCGAGCTAGGGTCATCCAAGTATCTGGCAATGCCCGACGGTTCCGACCCGTTCGGCGGAACATGCGGTGCCGGTGAAATCTTCATGCGAATCGACGGCGCGAACTGCTATGACGGGACCAATCTTTGGTCCACGGGCGGCTACAAGCACCTCATCCCCGCCATCTGGGACAACGACTTCAGTAAGTTCGTCTGTCCCTATAATTATTATCAGATCCCCGGCTTGGTGCTGGAATTCAATTTCACCGAGAACGGTCCGTCTGATTACACGCGATGGGTGTTGTCGAGCGATTTGTCTTTGCGCTCTAAACTTGGGCTGACCGCAAGTTCAATCCCCAACGGCATGACCTTCCACACCGACTGGGATGACGGGTGGGACCAGACGATCCGCAACATTTGGGAGCAGAACTGCACCGGCTCGCTGCATCACACCCCGCACCAATGCGACAGCTCGCAGATCAGTGCGACGCAAAACCTCCAGGGCGGCTCAGGCGGTCAGGCTGGCGCAGGAGGAAGGAACCCGCAGGTCGATACGTCCTCGACTCCTCACACGCTTGAGACCGATCCGGGCTGGATGCTCATTCCACCCGCGTGGTCAGGCGGAATGACCAACATGCATATACACCACTAAGCCAAACGGCGCCACCGAAGGCCGAAGAACGCGAGCACGATAAGGGTGGACGAACAACCGACGGCAATCGGGGGGAACGACGGGCATGAAGATGTGCCCTGGAAGTGCTAAGTGCTAATTAAGGAATTTTAGAATGCAGTTTAAGAAATACCCAGTATCTCCACCAATCCGCAGGCAGACAAGTCCGACAGGTATGCAAACACCTAACGACGATCCGGATGACGAGTCAAATGAAGACGAGGCTGCCGAAGCGCCACCAAAGAAGTCCAAAGGTAAGAACTTCATTAAGGGCGCTATTAAAAGGCCTGGGGCTTTGCATAAGAAACTCGGAGTTCCGCAAGGAAAGAAGATTCCAAAGTCAAAGATCGCTGCTGCTGCCAAAGCCAGAGGTCAGCTAGGTCAAGAGGCTAGGTTCGCAGAAACACTCGAAGGAATGAAAAAGAAGTAATGGCTAAGAAAGCCTATCCGAAAAATTCTCCAAAAGATACATACGGAAAGGCGACACTGCCTTCGGCGTTGGTTCTGCCTGAGCAGAATCCAGAGAAAGTCCCCACTAAGTACTGTCCTGAAGGTTTCAATGACGTCGAAGAGTATTTACAAGATATGCGAGAGACGTATCAATACGATCTCGATTTCGACGAGTACAATCGAAGGTTTGCCGTAGAAGACAAAGCCTTCGTTGCTGGTGAACAATGGGACCCCCGTGTTCTTCAACAGCGACAGGGATTACCTTGTCTTACAATTAACACGATTCCGCAGTTCACTGCCCAACTCGTGGGAGATTGGAGAGAGAATAAAAATTCGGTTAAGGTCCTTCCTGCCGAAAATGGCGATAAGGACATCGCCAACATCCGTGCCGATCTAATCCGAAGCATAGAGACTAAGTCTCGTGCTACTAGAGCCTACGACAACGCCTTCGAGTCGATGATACAGTGCGGCGACGGAGCTTTCAGGATTAGTGTTCAGTATGCCTCAGACGACGTTTTCGATCAAGACATCGCCGTAGAGCCAGTTGATGATGCCCTGTCTGTTGTATGGGATAGACTGTCTATCGACCCTACGGGACGAGACGCCAATCACTGCTTCGTAGATGATAAGATTCCTCTGAAAGAATTCCAGAAGCGTTGGCCGGGTCAAACACCCTCGACACTCGAAGAGAAGTACAGGAGAGAGTTATATGCCGCCGGTTGGTTTGACGACCATTCGGCTAAGGTCACCCAACACTGGCGGATGCTTGAAAGAGACAGACTTCTAGGTTTGTTTGCCGACGGAAGTGTCCACGTCATTGACGGGGAGAAGTATGAAGAAATGACTCAGAAACATGGGAAGCTAGTCAAATCCCGTCTGAGTCCTTGTTCATACGCACAGATGCATCTGGTAACAGGCTTTAAGATTCTAGCTGGGCCATACGAATGGTGCATCAATCGCCTTCCTATTATTCGCATGGCGGGTAGGACAGTCGTAGTCGATGACCGACGTATCCGCTATGGACTCGTCCGCTTTATGAAGGACTCGGTTCGCCTGAGGAATTTCTGGCGGTCAGTCGCGGCAGAGCAGCTAGGCTATGCCCCGAAGGCACAGTGGATGGCAACGGAGTCTGCCGTCGAAGGACGTGAAGAATCCATTCGTAAAGCCCATATGACTCGCGATCCTCTTCTCATCTTTAATGACGAGGCAATTTTTGGGAATAACGTCCAGAGAGTAGAACCTCCACAGGTCCAGGCGGCCATTCTAAATGAGGCCTCTTTAAATACTCAGGACATGAAAGATATAACAGGTATCCACGATGCCTCCCTCGGTATTCAATCTAACGAGACTTCTGGTAGGGCTATTATGGCTCGACAACGCGAGGGCGATGTTGCTAGCCTTACTTATTACGATAACGGTAATGCGGCTATTCTCGAAGCGGGAGACGTAATTAATCAACTAATCCCGCAGATTTACGACGGGACTCGAATCATCCGTATTATCGGTGAAGACGAGTCTACAAGACTGGTCAAGATCAACGATCCTATGGACCCGAAGTCTCCCGATCTTTCTACTGGAAAATATGACGTCGCCCTTTCGACAGGAGCTTCTTATACGACCCGTCGAGTCGAAGCTGCCGAGGCTATGATGGAGGCCATTCAGGTTTATCCACAGTTGATGCAAGTCGCAGGCGATCTCGTAGTCAAGGCGCAGGATTGGCCGGGTTCTGAAGAACTCGCCGAACGTCTTCAGAAGACCATCCCACCGCAGCTTCTATCGCCAAAGGAACAGGCCGAGATGGGTAATCAACCCAACGTCCAGCAAATCCTTCAGCAGCAGGCGCAGGCCCAACAAGAGTTACAAGGTATGCAGCAGATGCTTAAGAAGCTCGAAAATGAGAACCTACTTCTTAAGACTAGGCATGACACAGAATCATTAAAGCTTCAGATTGATCGCTACAAGGCAGAGACGGACAGACTTACCGCCTACGCCGCCATTCTTAAAGACGACGAAAAGCTTAATCTCGAAAAACTAGAGCATGAGGCAGACGTCGCTTTGCAAACTATGCAGCTTGGTAGCGATCACGTCCAAGCTATGAACGACGATCTTCTCCAAGCTCACGACCAGATTGGTAATCAGCAACTAGACCAGCAACAGCAGGAAATGGATGCCGAACAAACCAGACGTGAAGCCGAGGACAGAGACGCATTGACTGATTTGAAAGTCGAATCTCTTTCTAGGAAACTAAATCCGGACAGTATGGGCTCGACCCCTCCATCTGAATAATCCGCAACTGGGGACGTACCTTTAACAAAAGGAACGCAAATGGCAGAAGCCACTGACGACAACAGTAATCTTGTCGATATGGATGACCTCAAAGCTTTCGAAGATAAGTTCTACGGAATTGAACCGGAAGACTTCAAAGAAGAAGAAGAACCGACATTCCGAGAGGACGAACTAGAGGAAGACGAGGTTGACGAGAACGAGGACGATTCCCTCGCACCTGATGACGACGAACAAGACGAGCCTGAAGACAAAGACGAGGAAGAGGAAGAACCCGAACCCGAGCCTGAAGACAAAGGTAAAAAGAAATCTCGTTATCAGTCAAGAATTGATGAACTGGTTACAGATGCCAGAGTTGCCGAACGAGAAGTAGAACGTCTCCGCCGGGAAGTCGAAGCTCTTAAATCAGGTCGTGTTGAGAAAGTACAAGAGCCAGAGGTCAAGCAGACTGAAGCCGCTCCTAATCCCAATGCCGTAAATGAAAAAGGCGAGCCGATTTATGCGCTCGGCGAATTCGATCCTAAGTTCGTAGCCGATTTGACTCGGTTTACAATTGCTCAGGAACATCGTGCAATAAGGGAAGCCGAAGCAAAAGAACAGGCTGCTCGCAAAGCCGCTGAAGCCCAGAGAGAACTTTCTAGTAAGTGGAATGAGAAAGTCGAGAAGTTCGTAGAAGAGATTCCTGATTACTCTGAAAAGGTAGTCAAACTCGAACGAGCCTTCCAAGGTATCGAACCACAGTATGGAAATTACCTAGCTGGGACTATTATGCAATGCGATAACGGTCCTGAGATCATGTACTATCTCTCTCAAAATATCGACGAAGCACAGAAAATCGTTGCATCTGGTGCTTTCGACGCAACCCTCGCAATTGGCCGTCTCTCGGCTCGTCTTGAGAAGCCTAAGCAGGAGGAAAAGCGCAACACTAAGAAGGTATCGAAGGCTCCTGAGCCGCCTGAAGCCGAAGCCCGCGTCCGTGGGTCAGGCGGGCAGTTCACGGTTTCTCCCGATACCAGCGATTTGGATGCTTTCGAGAGAGAATTCTTTAAGAAGCCTAAGACTAGGTTTCGTTAAAGGTCTTTCCGCGAAGGCTGACATTGGAATAAACAAAGAAAGGTTAATATCCAATGGCTGTAGTTACTGTTGACCAGCAAAAACTGGTTCTAAATGCCTTTGCGGCTACGTTCCAGAACAACCTTCTGGCTAAGGACGTCGTGTCTTGGCGCCAGTATAACGACGAAATGTCAGACCGCAATGGTTTGAAGGTCGCCGAACAGGTTGGTCCCCGTTACGCAATTACTCAGACCACGAGTGGGGTCGCCGATCTTACTTCGGGTGTCCAAGACAGCGTCTTCGGTTCGGAGCAGTTCGTTGTAAATAAGACGTTCGGTGCTTCGATGGGTTGGGGCGACTTCGTCAAGATTCGTGATATCGGTGATGCCCGAGAAAGCGAAGCCT